ATTTTTTAAATTCAGCATCACCCTTTAAGTCTTTCCATTGCTGTTTGAATTTAGCTGTACCTGCTGAAGCGCCTGCGTTGCCGCCTGCGGCATCTAGTATTCCGTATATTCTAGGAAACTGTGAGTTTAGATAATTCATGTAGTTTTTAAATGTTCCTACCTTAGTTGCAATTTGGTATGTACCATAACTCCAACCACCTGTACTATCATTACCTATAGCACTCGGATTACCATTCGACTCGTATCGTTCACTAACTTTACCAAGGTCTGCTCTTGTACAATTACCCGGAGGCCCAGGTTCAAAGTCAGGACTAGCTATGTCAGCATTACCAGCTTGTGATACCGGTCCACCATCTAGTGAAGGAGCAATAGCACCACCACCCGGAGCACCGCCTCTTGGAGGTTCTGGTTGATCAGCTGTAGGAGTCTCAATGTTCTCTGGAGCAATCTCAAGAACAAATCCTACTGTACCTTCATCATCAAGTGCTTCAACTTTTGGGTTTCCATCTCCCGGATCGCCAATTACATCTGTACTACCTGTAACAATAATTGCTACATACGGAGCATCTGTTGCAATGTTATCTCCAAGCCTAGCTGTTAGTATGTTGTTAGTAATATCTATAGTTGACCCTGTTATGATCTTTCCTATATGTCCGCAATCAGTTTCAACTAAGTCACCTAGTCTTGCTGTAGGTATGTTGTTAGTGAATACATTAGGGCTACCTGTAATAATAGTTCCACCTACTGCTTTAGGTAAATGACTTGGGTGGTAACAAATACCATCTGTCCTATCACCAATTCGTGCAATAGGCTGTCCCATTATGCGGCCGCCTGTGGAAAGTGTTGATCAAGTAATGCTTTTGTACCGTGAATTCTATATAACTTTAAACCTTCACTCATGTAATCATACATAGCATCTCTGTATGGTAACTTCTTATCAACATTAAAGTTAACAACTCCGCCACCAGCTTTTACCATTAAGGTCTTTGTAGGTTTATTAACATTATCTTTCTTGTAATCAGGCAACGGTTCGTCAGCTGGAACATCACCAAGTAGCTTCTTAGCATTTAGTATCTTACCTTCAAGCTCTCCTAAAGATGCAAGTTGACTAATGTTTACTGTGTTCATGCCTCCAAGGCTAGTAAACAATCCGCTAATCTTAGTACTAGCACTTGCTACTGATAAGTTTGCTAACTTTAATTTGTCAGCTGTAGAGTTAACTATTGAATCCGGAATAAGGCTAGACATTGATGTTGGCATTACTGGAAGGTCTGCTGTTAGATCTGGTATACCATACCCTGGTAAACTTGCTTCTAAAACATCTGGAAATCTTTCAGCAATTAATGTTGGATCACCGAACACTTCTGTTTCTACACCAGCAACGCTTACTATCTGACTGTTTAATTTAGTATTAACATTAAAGTTAACAAGTTGGCTGTTAGCTCTTAGTTGTACTTTAGGTATATTAGGTATACTCATTATACTGACACCGTAATTGTTTCTGGGAATCGCTTATCTAATTGTGCAGTTGAAGCATACACTCTTGTAAGTTTTCCATTGTACTGTACATCTCTGAATGGTTTCTTCTTGTCAATGTTCCAATTAACAATTTGTCCATCTGATTGAATAGTTCTTGTTTGTGCAGGAGCATCACTTTTTATCTTCTGTTGAATCTCACCTGCATTACCACTTGGAATAAATGTAGCATTTTGCATTGCGGCTGTGACACCTTTACAGTTACCTGTCTTAACCACAGCAACCATAGTCGCCAACTCACTAGAGCATGTAGAAATGTTAGCAGATACTTCGTCACACGCTACTGCAATAGCCTCTCCAACGTCAGGTGCTTCGTCACCAAATATTTCGTTCGTCTTGTTTACTGATTCAGACACACCATTTAGATAGTTGTCTAGTGCAGTTTCAAGTTCTTCTCTTGCGACTGTATATGGTTGTGGATCAGGAGTGTCATCGCTATCTTCAATTGCGTTTAAGCGAGCAACAAGAGCATCAACTTGTTCTGACTTACTAGTTGCATCTTCTATCTGAACATTCATTTCAGATATCTTTTCAACTGCTTCGCCGGACGAATCAATTACATCTGTTAGCAATGCATTTACTTTAGTTTCAACTAGAGCGGCACTCTCAGCAACTTCAATGCTAGGTGCTAAAGAACCAATAGTTCCCATAACTGCACAAGCATCAGTTGCTGTCGCTAATGTTTTATCAACTGCTAGTTCAAGTTTTGCGGCTTTGGGTGCAACTGTGTCATCAACATATACTGCTTCACCACCTTCTGGAAATCTCTTATCTAATAGAGCTTGTTCTCCAGAGATTCTAGTTTCTTTGCCTAAGTATGTTACTATTTTAAATGGTGTAGCTTCAGGGTCGACATTGAAATTAACAATACCACCCCCGGTTTGAATACGTCTGTTTAACATTAAAATACTCCTTTATCAGTAGTATTTATCTTGTTACATTTTAAGAGCTGATGCTAATCCTGCGGGTGCTTTAACGATTGCTGATGTTTGCTTACTATATGACTCAGCAAATTGCTTTGCAGTTGGCACACATATTGAATATGCGGCATGTCTAATAGTGTACGATCTAGCAACTTCTGCTGTGAATAAGAACTGTTGTAGACCTAAGCCTTTTTCTGTAGCAATCAATGTTAAAGGATAGTGTAGTGTAAGGCTTTTATCATCTTCTGATTCAAACTTACCTACAAGTTCCTCACCTGATATTAGTTTGACTGTGACTACATCGCCGACTTTGTAAGATGTTTTAAGTAACATATATTATTCTCCAATTGATTTAAAGTGATCTTCTAATTGTACATAACCACCCATATACTTACCCTTAAAGATAATCTGTGGTGCAGTTCTTGGTGGTGGAAGTTTGTTAATTTCAAACTCTTCCATCAGTTGCTGAACTGGAATGTCCTTACCGATAATCATTTCTACAAACGGAATGTTCTTACGTTTAAGTAAAGTCTTTGCCATTACACAAAAACTACAATTAGGCTTTGAATATACTATTGTTGTTTCGTTACTTGCTGTGTCCATTACAGTTTAAATCCTTTTATCGCCGCCGCATCTACATCTTGTTTAATTCCACCAACAATATAAGATTCTACTTCTGTCTCCTGAGGAGCAACTTGCAAGCCTGAACTTGATAACCAATGCTGTGTCCACGGTAACGGGTTTTGTGTTGATGATGCATCAAAGATAGTTGAGTATCCTAATGCTTTAAGTCGTCTATTAGCAATATACTCAACGTAGTCGCCGAGCAATCTTTCATTAAGACCAATAATTGATCCGTCTTTCATTAAATGCTTTGCCCATGCTTTCTCTTCTAGAACGCAAGTCTTCCACATTTCATAAACTTCAGTTTCGCACTCTTTAGCAATCTGTGCCATCTCTGGATCGTCATTGCCACGCATCCAATTTTTAATAACATGCGAGCTTAGTGCAAGGTGTTGACTTTCGTCACGAGCAATAAGACTAATAATCTTAGCACTACCTTCCATTTTCTTTAACTCGCCAAATGCAAACGTACATGCAAAGCTAACGTAAAAACGCAAGCCTTCAAGAATGTTTACATTCATCATTGCTAAGAACATCTTCTTCTTAACGTCACGCATATTGCCTTCACCTCTGTGGATGAACGCATCTGCCGAGGCAGTAAATGCATCGTAATTCTTAGTTACACTAATTGCACGTTTAACAATCTCATCGTCATCTAGAATGTGATCTAACACATCACTTGGATTAGGATAGATGTTTTTCATAATGTGTGTATAACTACGACTGTGAATTGTTTCAAAGAAGTCCCAAGTAATAATACACCCTTCTAGTTCAGGAATGGATACATGAGGCAAGAAAGCTAGACAAGGTCCGCGTCCTTGAACACTATCAAGTAGTGTTTGGTATTTTAAATTAGCAGTAAAGATATGCTTTTCTTCTGGTCTAAAGTTTTGGAAGTCTGCTCGATCTTTTTGCAAACTTACTTCTTCAGGACGCCAAAAGTAACCAAGCATTGTTTGATTAAGTTTGTCGAACACCGGAAAGCGAAACGTATCGTAACGCTGTGTGTTCATATCTTCGCCGAAGAACATGTGTTGCTTTGTGAAATCAACCTGCTCTCTATTAAATACTGTCTTTGCCATGTTTTTCCTATTCCTCTAATAGCGTACAAGTATTGTACTTGGTATACGCTACGTTGTCAACCTTTTATTTATATGTTACAGGCTTCGCACTCTTCACCTTCGTCAACGACTTCAGCTTGTGCTAATCCTACCTGCGGTTCAAACCCAATTGGGCTATCTAATTTTACTACTACATCGTCTTCTAAATCACTTGGATCTGATTTAAAATCATATGTGTTTTGATAGTAACTTGTTTTCCATCCTAGCTTGTACGTAGTCAATAAGTCCTGTACCATAACACTCATTGGAACTTCGTTGTTCTCAAAGTGTGTTGGGTTATAACTCCAGTTGCCACTAATAGCTTGATCAAAGAACTTTTGCATTACTGCAACAATATGAATGTAACCTTCGTTACTTGGCATATCCCATAGCAATGTGTAATGTTGTTTTAATGACTGATACTGCGGAACAATCTGTTTAAGAGGCCCTTTCTTTGACTTCTTAATGGACAAGAATCCCCTAGGTGGTTCAATTCCATTTGTTGCGTTCGACACAACGGAACTGCTTTCTGAAGGCATTTGTGCGGACAATGTGCTGTGCCGTAAACCGTGTGTGGTGATGTCCACTCTAAGAGCTTCCCAATCATATTTTAACTTGATATTGCATATCTCATCCAAGTCTCTTTTGTATGTATCAATAGGTAGTATACCTTCACTGTATTTAGTGCGGTGGAAGTAATCACACTTGCCTTTTTCTTTAGCAAGATTGTTTGATGCTAGTAACAAGAAGTACTGGAATGCTTCTGAAAGCTCATGCACTTTAGTTAATGCTTTCTTGTCACTATACTTAACTTGATTCTTAGCAAGGTAATGTGCAAGACCAATATAGCCTACACCTAAACTGCGTCTTGCTTTAGTGCTTTTCTCTGCGGCTATGATTGGATACTTTTGGTAATCAATAATTTCGTCTAATGCTCTTACTGCTAAGTCACATAGTTCTTCTAAGTCACTTAGATCTTTAAGCGTACCTACATTAATAGCACTAAGGATACACAATGCAATTTCTCCGTCTGGATCATCAATGTGTTGTAGTGGCTTAGTTGGTAATGTAATCTCTTGACATAGGTTACTCATGTAAACTGTGTCTTTGAATGAGCTGTGTGTATTACAGTGATCAACATTCATAATATAAATGCGTCCTGTCTCAGCACGTTCTTTAATCATAGAACTAAACAGATCCATTGCTGAGATTGTCTTAGTACGTAATGACTTCTTACGCTCATATTTCGTATATAACTCAGCAAACTTATCTTGGTCTGCATAAAATGCTTCGTATAAGTCTGGCACATCATGTGGCGAGAACAAAGTTATGTCACCACCAGATAACAATCGTTCATACATCAATTTATTAATCTGAATTGAATAATCTAATTTACGTACACGGTTATCTTCAGTACCCTTGTTATTTTTTAGTACAAGGATGTCTTCAATTTCATAATGCCATATAGGAAAGTGTGTAGTTGCACTTCCACCACGTACACCATTTTGTGTACAACAACGTACAGTTGCTTCGAACTTTTTAAGGAACGGAACTACACCAGTGTGTGCTACTTCGCCTCCCCTAATCTTACTGTTAACTGCTCTAATACGTCCTGCGTTGATTCCTATTCCTGCTCTTTGCGCCGTGTAGCGTCCAATAGCCATATCAGAACTAAAAATGGAATTAAGGGTATCGTCACTATCAACAAGTACACAACTAGCAAACTGTCTAAGAGGGGTGCGGACGCCTGCCATGACTGGCGTCGGGATATTGATTTTAAAAAGGGAAGTCGCATCGTAGTATCTCCTTACATATTGCATACGTGTAGCTTCTGGATACTCTGCAAACAGAGTGGCCGCAATCATCATATACATCATTTGAGGTGACTCGTAAATGTCTCCACTTGAACGATCTTGTACAAGGTACTTGTCAACTACTTGACGTAGTCCTGCATAGGTAAAGTTCTCATCACGTTTGTGCTTTATGTATTTGTTTAAAGTTTGTAATTCATCTTCTGTGTATTTTTCTAAAATATTAGCATCGTATACACCACGATCAATGTTTCGTCTAATTACATCATATAAAGATATCGGAGCATACTGTCCAAATGATTCCTTGTAGATAGGATACAGTAGTAACCTAGCCGCCGCAAACTGGTAATTAGGAGCTTCTAAACTAATTAAATCGTTTGCACTTTTAACTAAAATTTCTTGAATTTCGGCAGTACTCATTCCGTCATAGAATTGAATGTTACCTTTCATCTCAATCTGCGAGCTACTAACTCCATGAAGTCCTTCACACGCTTCTTCAACTACAAAATGTATCTTGTTGATATCTAGCGGAACACTTGACCCATTTCTCTTTTTGATTTGGATTCCCAAGCCATTTGACATTTTTTATTCTCCTAATCTTTTAATCTTTATTTCTAATGTATAGTGTATTTATGGTAACCTGGGCATTCGATATATGCGTTGTGACACAAATTCTCTCGGTAAATCTGCCCTTTGGCAAACCTCGTCAAACTCATAACACAGTACATTGTTATCTACGAATACAGGATAAAATAATACCTCACTTGTTCTATCAGTACTGATATGTATCTCAAAATTACTCTGAGAAAACCTATCTGTTAATTGTAAAGTATAACACACTCCGAGGCTATGTGTCAAGTCACAAAGTTTGTTTTGAGTAAGTAACTCCCATGGACCCTGCGGCCATGTCTTTTGATCCCAAGGATCAACACTTAAATTGCACTTTTCAGTTGCATTGTAATAGTTTATTACATCTTTGAAAGGTGTCTTGCTAGTTTCTAATTGTTTTCTGAAGCGGAACCAACTTGAAAGTTTGTTCTCGAAATCTAGTTCTTGCATTAATTAAGTTTTATATGTAACGTTAAACGATATTGATCCTGTATCACTAGTTGTCGTGTTCTTCATTTGAATCACAATAGTTTCACTTGTACCATTGCCATCTTCGTCCGCTAGTGTTGTTTGAAACTCTAAGTTAGGTCTGTATGAATCAGTACCTAGGAACGTAAATTCATCTGTTGTTTGTGTAGTACCGTCTGCTAAGTTAACAAAGATGTTTAGTACACCTTCTCTAATTGCGTTAACGGCTGTTGACTTATACACATAAGCAATTTGTACGTTCTTACTAACATCACCACTACATTTTAATACTCTAACAAATGTATTTTGTTGTAGAATTGGAATTCTGTAAGAGAAGTCATTCTTAAATACACCTGGTCCTTCTACTTCTGGAACATATGCATAACCTGAAATCAATGTTTGGTTATACGTTAAGTCAGCAGTTCTATCAAAAAAGTCACCTGTTGAACTGTTAGTTAATGCAGTACCGTCTGTAAATTTAATAACTGCAAATGAAGCATTAGCATTTGATCCGCCATTGTTACCTACACTAGTAAATACGTTGTGCGAGCTTCTATTAAAGTTACCCTTGTTAACAAAGATACCATATTCGTCAATGTTGCTAAACTTAGAATTTGTAATTGAATTTTGTACTGGCCCAGTTAGTTGTCCTTGGCTACCAATGTTCGTACCTTGTCCAAACGCAACGCCTCTGTCAAGTGTATTAAATGTTATGTTGTCAAATAAGTTTTCTTTAATATCAAAGTCTGAAAAGACTCCGTATGTATGTCCGTCAACTGTAACGTCTTTGAACGTATTACTATTTGAACTTACTGCTGTTGATAAACTGTTTAATAAAATACCAGCTTGTGTAGAAACTGCGGCACCGCCTGCGGTCCAAGTACCTTTAATTTTAATATCAGTAAATGAACTATCTCTACAACTAACTAACTTAATACCTTCGTTAGCTGTTTGTTGTACTAATGAAAAGCCTGTTATTTGAATATCCTGTGCTTGGTTGTTATAAGAACTAGTAGCGTCACTAGCATATACACCCGGAGTACTTGTACTGTTAACAGTTTCTAATATTGGAAATGCTCCAGACTGTGTAATAACTGTTCTTTCGGAACCTTCACCAACTAGTGTTGCATGTGGAGGAACTTTTAAACTATTTGTTATTAAGTAATTACCTGCTGGAAAATGTAATCTAATTCTACTTGCTACACTTCCTTTAGAAGCTGAGTTCAAGTATAGCTGGTCAATAGCACGTTGTAATTTTAAAGTTTGATCTGTGCCATCAGCAGTAGCATCAAATGCTAATACGTTTACATTTTCATCTAATCTTGCTTGTAATGTTCTAGTAACAGGTGTAGTTGTAGTTGCACCTGTTTGGATTGTATCATCACCTGATTTATACTTATAAGTGTCTGCGAACGTAAACAGGTTATCGTGTTGTGTAATAACCTTTGTATTACCTACTGCTGGTGCTCCTTCTGATACAGAGCCGTTACCAATGTAAAGCTCACGTGTATCTACAGCCCAACCAAACTCACCACCAGCTAATTGTGGTATGCCAGTACCTGCATTTTTCTGTCCGCGTCTAACTTGTATACGGGAAATTTGTACAATCGCCACTATATTTCTCCTAATATTTGCTACAAGTATTTATCACTTCATAGTGTCATAGTACTTATACACTCGGTCCCACCATTTAGCTTCCCAGTCTGCAAACTCGTCTGGCCATAGGTCAAACTGCTGATATGTTAGGTCTCTACAGCATACAAACACATGGCCTTCTTTAATGTCGGTTCCGTGTATCTCGTTGTGTGCTAGTGCATAGGCTGTTAACTGTAGGAAGTAGTCTTCAATCCATTCTTTTTTCTTAGGCTTGTTAGATTGTTTAAAATCCATGATGCAGGGCTGGCCTTTGTATGTTCCTACGAGATCAGTTGTTCCTGCGTAGATTTGAGGGTGATAAAGCATCACTTCAGTACCCCATATAGCATCTACATCAACCATAGCATTATCACGGATTTGTTCACCCATCTTATTTGCTTGTTGACTGTAAGGGTTACTGCCTGGTTGTGGCCATTCACCTGTTAGTATATAATCCTCTAAGAACTTGTGCATACGTGTGCCAACACTTGCGGCTTCAGTAACAATCTCTTGTGCTTTAGCTTCGCCTACTCTCTTACGCCAAGCTATTAAATGGGTCATGTCTTTAGTTTTACTAAGAATAGTTGTAACACTAGCAACGTGATTTCCATCTGGACAAGCATACAGACGCTTGCCTTCTACACTTTCTCTTTTTAATTCTTTATAATCGAATTTTTCTTTTATTAAACTCATTTAATTTCATCCTGTGGGTTAAATTCTTCGTCGGGCTTGAAGTACTCATATTCAAAGTCAACTACCCATGTACGCCTTGGCGCCTTACAAGGGTATACTCCGTGCCATACTTTGCCGTCCATAATAACTGTTCGCCCTGGGTAAGGAGCAAATTGATTATATTCTTGTGTAGTGTCTGGGTTTGGCATTAATGAATAAAGCATGCCATTGTCTGCAGACATACGTTCGCCTGCTGGTGCAGTATCATCCATAGCCATTACCATACTAATACATCCACTACCGTGATTGTGTATTACTTGATACCCACCGTCATCGTAATCAACACACCAAGTTTTAACTACCTTTAAACTTTTAACAGGTATTCCATTGCGTCTGACCATAGTCATAACCCATGTCATTAACTCTTGGTAGTCAACAGTACCATCCATAGGCTTGTTGTCTTTCCATACAGGTAAGTTTGCAGGTGTTATGTCAAATTGATATCCGTTGAGTGTTGTTTTAATATTACTTTCGTCATCACCCCTAAGTGTTTGATCTTCAAACAACGGTAAGAACTTTTCGTAGAACGGGCATTTAACATCAACTATCCATTGATTAGATGCACTATAGATTATTCCTAAATCAATCATTCTTTATAAACCTCAATTCTTTAAGTGCAAGTCCGTAAGTGCCTTTGTTAGTTACTAATTCAAATCCGTTAAACGAAATAACTTTTTCTTTAGTGTTAGTCTCTAAATACTTTTTAACATCGCCTAAACTAGACCAACTGCGTTCTAAATGTTTCATATTTGTT